AACCAAAACAAACGTAACAGAATTAATGAAAACAAATCGTACAAATATATATTATTTCTGGAACTTTAGAAAATTTTTGTGCCACTGGTTACAATAATACCTGAAGCAGTCCAGAACGTCAGCTTTTCGACTTTCAGTTGAACGGTCTTTAATTATCTTGTTATCTTCGTCTACTTCTACAAACTTCATATCGTAAATTAATGAAGCTGCGTTTACTGGGTCAATACAAATATTGTAATTCTCTAATAAAGCGTTTACAAGCACTTTATTTTCGGTTATAGGTGGGTTTATTGACGGAACGAATAATTGCGAAGTAGAAAGATTTAATTTGCTTTTAATTACTTTATAATAGTTTAAGTTGTCCTGAACCATAGCCGAACTCGCTTTACCAGTCGCATCACCAGTAACGCTAAAAATAGCATTTGGGTACATAGCCAGTATAGCATCACAAAGGGAATAAATGTTACTGTTATTAAGTTTGAAAACATAAGGAACATAAATCGTTTCATTATAGTGCTGAATAACTGCGCAAGTTATCGGGTTTTTATTAAAGTCAAATGATAAGTAAAGATACTCATTAGGGTTATATTCGCAACTTCTGGAATGTTTCTGTTCATCAAAAGCAAAGCAAAATTTACCTGACTTGTCTTCTACGCCCCAGATACCTAAAGCGTAAATGTCGTAGTATAATTTATTAGTTAATTTTAAATCAGTAATCGTTTTAACGTCTCTTTCAGTTAAAAATAAATTGTCTTTGTAGGTTGTATGAATATACTTGTATTTTGTTCCGTCTGCGTTTAAATCTTCTATTCTATCAATTACATTTCGTTTTAGCCAGTGATATTCACTAATAGGGTTAAAACAACCTATAAACTGAACGTAATTATCTTTTTCGCCCCTTACACGAAGCATAGTTTGTGTAAAGTCTTCAAAGGTAAATTCTGTTAACTCGTCATAAAGTATGGAAGTTATTCCGTGAATAGATTTAATCTTTTCTGGTTCGTCCAAACCTCTGCAAACTATTTCGTTTCCAGTAGGTAAATGAAGAATGTTTTTTTCGGTCTTGTTAAATTCAAATTCGCTTTCCAGCTTCCATTCATAAATAAGCGACCTGAATAATGGATAAATACTTTCCTTTAATGTTTTATCTACTTTTCTTAAAGCAAGTATTTTATGTCCTTTTTCGGTTAATACACGTAGTAAAACCTTTTGGTGTGCGAAATACGATTTTCCGCTACCAGAACCACCGTAAAGTAGAAGTATTTCTGTTTTATCATTTAATAACGGCTTATAAACTGGATTGACTTCTATTCGAAGTTGGTTTTGCATCTTCTATGATTATAGTTTTAATACCAATTTCGTTACCGTTTGAAGTATGGTCTATTTGTTGTTTTGCTTTTCCGTACGCCCTATCTAATAGTATTTCCGCTGCTCTTACGTCTCCTTTTGCTGCCTTTGCTCTTAACGCTGCTAAAATTGCTTTTGCTGCAGTTACTCCGTCTTTTTCTTCCCCTAATACCTCGTCTAATAATTTATCTAAATGCGGTAATTTAGGCGGTCTTCCAGCTGGGTTGCCTGACTGACCTTTTTTAAATGGTTTTAAGTTTTTTTCGTTTGCCATTTTTCACTGAAATCTCATTGTTATTTAATAAAACTTAAAAACTCTTGCCTACATTTATCTTCGTCTTTAAATACTCCCAGTAATTTACTTGTAATAGTCCAAGTATCGTGCTTTTTTACCCCTCTCATACACATACATAAATGCTGGGCTTTCATACTTACTGCTACTCCTTTAGGACTTAATTCATTTTGTAGTCTTTCAGCTATTTGAGTAGTTATTCGTTCTTGATTTTGAAATCTGTTTGCGTATAAATCAACTGTTCTGGCTAATTTACTTAAACCTATTATTTTATTGTTTGGAATGTAGGCTACATTTGCATATCCAAAAAACGGTGCGGTGTGGTGTTCGCATAATGAATAAAAAGGAATATTTGTTTGAATAATCATTTCGTCTGTTTGTTCAGCGTCAAACGAAGTAAAATTAAATTCTTTCGGCTCTAAAAACTCTTTTAGGAATTTAATATATCTTTTAGGTGTTTCCTTTAGTCCCTCTCTGTTTATATCTTCGCCTAAATGTTTTAATATTTGTTGAAAGTGCCATTCAGGACTATTTACAGAATATTCCATAATTTATGATTTTGTAGTGATAATTTCCATTTTCCGTTCTCTATACATAGATTAATACAGTGCTTTAAATTATCTGAATTAATATTAAAGCCGTCTGAATGTGGACTTATCCAGTAATGTTTTGCAGTAATTGACGGTTCAGGTATGCTTTGACCTTTATGTCTTACGTATCTTAATTCTTCAACTCCGTCTGGAAAATTCTTTTTAATTACGTGTTCAGCTACTTTTGGACTTACACAAATAAAATCAATACCTTTTGGAACTGGGTTTAAACCACTTGTTTCAATAGCTTGGTAAAAACCTAAATCTTTAAAGTAACTAATTATTTCTTCTGTTAGCTGGTCTGTAGGTTCTCCGCCAGTCCAAGTTATTTCGTTACATTTTGGTGCGTTTGTATGGCAAAATAATGCTATTTCTTCTATACTCATTTCTTTACCACTTTCAAACTCTGTGTCGCATTTTATACCAGCAGCATAGCAAGCGTTTTTTGCTTTGCATCCAGTTAAACGTATAAAAATTGTTGGCGTTCCTATTCTTGCTCCCTCACCTTGTAAGGAATAAAAGATTTCTGATACTTTAAGCTTCATAAATTACATTACTTGATTTAGTTTCTCTTAATTCTATTTTATTTATTGGTAATTGTGTTTCGTTCTTTATTCTTGAAAATAACCATAAACTCATATTTTCTGCCGAAGTTTCAAAAGGCATTTTTTTGTATGGCTCTCCAGCTAAATTTAGTACTTCGCATAAAGGGTCATTTTCATATAATAAAAACCAGTGGCAGTATTCTTTAATTATAGGTTCAACTAATTTATCTATATCGCTAAATAAACAAGTAACTCCACCGTCATTTATTTCATTAAATTTAAAATAACATAATACATCGTAAGTATGTCCGTGTATTCTTCCGCATTTTTCACCAGCTAATTTATTTCGGTGTGCTGCGTAAAAATGGTATTTCTTTTGTATTATCATACTTCAGTACTATAATATTTATTTTTATTTGTTTTTTTAATTACTTGAAATTTAAAATTACCAATTAACGGCATATTTATATAGCATTTAATTAAATATTGATATATTTTTAAATTTAACCAGTTGCTATCTTTATATTTATCGAATAAAGGTAAAATATTTCTTGTTCCTAAAATAACTTCATCATATCCTAATTTTTTACATTCTGCAATAAGATAATAATTTCTATTTTGTATATCAGTATGCCATTCTCTTTTTTCTATCTTTAATTCAATTCCTTTATTTTGACAGTATAATTTTGCACATTCTAATTCTTCTTTACAATATGTTTGTCCATAATCAAAAAATATACAGTCATAATTTTTTTCTATTTCTCCGCAAGCAATGCTATCAGCACCACCACTTAATAATAATGCTTTTTTTGTTGTTTTATAACGATTAATAACAATAGGCTTCCACCTAAAAGATGAAGTATGAAATGGTATATCTAATATTATATGTAATAAATAAAATAAAGCTAATATAATATTAAAATAAAATAATATTATAGGTATAAATAAACTATGTGAAATATCATAAAATATCTTATATTTTACATTCCACTTGTTAAATTTATTTTTATTTAATTCATTTGGAATTAATGCAATATCTGGTAATAAACTACCAAATAATGCTAAAGGTTCTTTTGTAATTAAATAACTTATTATGCCAATAGAGGTATGTCCAACAATGTGCATTTTTTTTGTTCTCTTATGTATTTATTTATAATTTGAAAAACTGTATTTCTTTTAAAACCCATTTCAACTATCTCTTTTTTTGATTTTCCTTTTTTAAATAGTTCTATTATTTGCTCTGTTATTTTCATTCTTTATTTATTTTGGTTTATTTATAAATTATTTAAAGCATATTTTTGAAATTTTATCCATTCATTAAAATTATTTTCATTCATAGCATCTATTATGCCTTTTTTTGTTTTTTTTCCAATACTTGCCGCTTGAATTTTTTTTATTGTATCACCAGTAAATTTTTGATATTCTCCAAATTTTCCAGCATTAAGCCAAGTTGTGCTATCAACAGAATAAAAAGGTATAGATTTTAATTGTTTTAAACAAGTATATCCAAGACCGTGTACTTTAACATTTTTATTTTTTGCATAGCATACTAAAGCATTTAATTTTTCAGGGTTTGTCCTTGTCCATTTACTATCGTGTCTTCCACTTGCACCTATTGCTATATATTTATATTCTTGACATATTTTTTTATAGTATTCTGTTCCTAAAAATATGTGCCAAACTGGGATTGATTGAATACCAGTTTTTTTTTCTATTTTTTCTCTTAATTTTTCTGTTTCTTTAATTCCAATAACTGAATATATATCTAATTCAAAATATTTATCAATTTTATATTTATTTATAAAATTAATATAATCATTTGTATATAATTCCCAGTCAATATTTTTTTTATTTTTTCCTATAAATGTAAAAGCACCACTATCTAAAATAAAATTATTTTTTAAAAGTAAATCTATTGAACCTATATGTTTATTTATATAAGCATAACTTTCTAAAACGCTTATAGAGTATTTAATATTTTGTAATTGTTTTTTATTTATTCCAGCTAAATAAACAATCATACGCCAAGCAATTTTAATATTATTTGTTCTTTACTTCCTGAATGTTTTTTAAATGCTTCTGTTATTGCGTTATAATCTTCTTCCGTGTATTCTAAAACTATTTTAAATACTTGTTCTTTTTCACTATCACCATTATCCTCAAAAAAACTATCTAAATCTATTTCATTATTTGATTTCCACGCTTCTAACCCCCATTCATTTAATTGTTCAATATCAAAGTTATTAGCGGC